CCAAAGGTTGAGGACCACTAGCTCTACCACCAAATGTTTTTAGTCTAGCACCTGCAGGTCTAACTTTACTTATATTTATCTTAGGTATTCTACAAGTATATAAATAAGATATTAAATCTTTAAATGCTCTAGCCCAACCTTCTTTTGAATCATTAACAGCAACAACATCATCTGTCTTTTCAAACTCTTTATCTGGTATAGTAGGTAGTTTATCTATGTATTGTCTTTCAACAGAGAAACCTACACCTGTACCATTCATAAGTATATATAATACTTCATCAAATGCTTTTGGATTATCAATAGGTATGTAAGAACAATTATATCCTGCTATGTTTTCTCTTTCTAATGCAGGTCCTGCAGTCATCAATGCTCTCATAGAGGGCATAACAGATAGATTAATAATATTATCTTCTATTCTTCTCCATACTTCACTATCTAATACCACACCTAAGTTTTTATCTAAATGACCCTGCATAAAATTACTAAATCTAGATACTGTTTCTATCCATGTCTCTCTTCTACCCTCATCAGGTAGCCAACGTGCATATCTAGACGCATGGATAAACATCTGATATTCTGTTGGTAAATAGTTATTCCCTGCCATAATCTTTCTCCAATATTAATTCACAATAATGTATTACTTTCTCAATGTCTCTTGCACCCTCACCTTTTCTTCTATGTCTAGTAATATATTTTACTACATTACCTTCAAGAAAAGTAAGGTTATTTTCTACAATATAATCAACAGGTTGTATCTTACATGTTTTATAATGGTCACCACCTACCTGTCTATCTGTAGCAATTCTAGCTTCTTTTTCTATATTTGTTTTCTTAAAATCTTTTTTATCTTTTACTGTCTCTTTGATAGCTTTGTCCATCAATCCCATAAACTCTCCTATAATCTAGTTAAAAAGTATGCTATTAAAACAATAAACATACCCAATAATATTCCTGTAATAAAACATGTTAATAAATCAAAAGTCATATTATATCATCTTTTTTATTCTTTGTCTAACGTATTTTAAATCTGGTGAGTGAATAACTTTGTATGCAAAACTTCTTGTGTATGAAGGACTTAATCCTGCATGCTCACATACTTGCTCAAAGTTATCACATGTAACACCAACACTACAAAAAAACCATGCTATTGCTCTATCTTTATGTACTTTACTTTTACTATTAGTAGCATCTAATAATGCTTGTAAAATAACAGATAGAAATAAACCTCGTTCTGGTAATTCTTGTTTGTTGTATTCTACATCTAAAAATATATCAATTTTCTTTTTCATTATTTACTATAGTTGATAACATCTCTATCGCATCTTGTGCTTCAGATGCTTTATGTACTAACTCAATTACATCTTCTATAATCTTAGGATGTTCACCAACACCTACAGGATTATTAATATGTATTTTAATATTCGCCAAAGCTTTATCTCTTTCTGCTGTATAGTGAGAATGAACTGCTTCTAATATATGTGTTTTTATTGCCATATTTTTTCCTTTACCAATTAATTATTTCTTGAACCCTAGGTTCTTTTGCAACATGTGAAAGATATGTTGTACCTTTTTCATACTTGAAAGCACGAAGTCCTTGACCATTGTTAGCATCAGACCAACACTCTCTTTTATGAGGACAAAAAACACAACCAATAGCAAGCTTCCTATTCCCAGAACTACCTTCAGGAATATCACTATAACATCTATCAGGAACTCTTTTACTTTCCAATGTCTTTTTAAGATACTGTACTCTTTCTTTTGCATTTATCATCTCCAAACTATGTACTCTAGTCAAAGCAAGACTACCATTTTGTTTATCTATTGCTAAAAAATATGCTTCATCTACATTATTACCTTCAGAGTATGCAGATATTTGTGCTATATAACCAAAGGGGTCATCAGATGCTAAATTATTATTAGCAAATTTCCTAAAACTATAACCACTAGCACTCTTACAATCAACTAATTCACCATCTATCTTACAATCCTGGTGTCCTTTTATACCTTCTACATCTACTTGCTTTTGTTCTTCTGTAACTGTGTGACCTGCAACTCTAGATAATAGTATAAGCAAGTCCTCTAGTATATGTCCATATAAAAATTTAATTCTAGTAGATGGAGCAATAGGTCTTGCTTCTGAATTAGAATGTTTATCATACCATAACTGTCTAGTAGGTTTACCTATAGAAGATAAAGATAATTTTCTTTTCTTTCTAGGTTGTTCATTTAAAACAGTTTTAATATTATTAGTTACACTTTTAGAAAATTGTTCTAGATATTTATCTAAGTCTTTTTCTTTTATATTATTTTTAATACTAGGTTCAAATAAGTTATATATATCCTCAACTAATGTGTCTATTGTTTTCATAATAAATAAAATGGGGAGACCAAGCTGATTACTGTACGTTGGTTTTTGCCAGAACTCCCCATGTCCTTTCTTAGTTAAGAAGCAAACCTTGCATCTGTTTCGTCATTAGACACAAAACCATCAGGAACAACATCAAATGCATTATCTGCATCTGCATCTGCATTGTAAGGTATCAAGTTGGTAACTTGTACTGCTCTTAAGTCAGCAGACACACCAGATTTACCTGCATACTCCCAATCGTATTTAGAGTATAATACATTTACATCTGAACCATTACCAATAAGAGTACCCATCATGGTTCTCTTTTGAGCATCAACAATCTCTGGAGCTTTGTTCATGTTACCATCTTTTCTTCTAACCTTTCTTTTGATAGTAACAAAGTCTCCTCTGTCATCACCCTTGTTCTTAACATTTAGACCATCAGCTTGAGCAATCTTTTTATTCTTCTCGTCAAGATTACCAACATCAACAGTCCAAACTCCATCAGAATCAAACGTAGTATTTGGGCTTGTAATGCTTGCCCAATAAGCTTTTCCTTTTAGTACACTCATATGTGTATCCTTTCTATATTTTTGTTAATAAAATTAAATTATATCATAGAAGTATTATCAAAGTCAATACCTTTTTTCCAAATAAATGTATTTTTTAAATCAATTATTTTACACATTTCTATTCTAGAAATTAAATCTTTTTTACCTTGATAACTTCTTCCCCAAACTTTATAGTTTGCATCTCTAAAACTTGAAACTCTGTCTGTTATATCAACAACATCTTCACACATGTTTATAAGTTCTTTAGTATCTGCAAATACAAAATCTTTTTCACGTTCAAAAACAATATAATTAGCTTTACTATAAAGCCAACCTGAATCCCCCATAGTATTTTTGAACTCCACTACAGTCCATAAGTCATCAAAACCTTTTGACTTATCTGTTCCTGTTCTTCTAGCTTTTATATCTACTGTAAATGTTTCACCTTCCTTTGTTAAAATTAAATCAATATGGTCATACATATTTTGTTGTGCAGAAGCAACCTTTGTTTCATAACCTCTCCTAATTGCTTCATCAACAAACAAGTTTTCTACTGCAGTACCACGTCTAATATAATCTTTATGGTCATTTCTGCCCACAAATTCTTTTACTAATGTGTTTCTGCCCATGTTGTACCTTCCTTCCACTCATTATCTAATGGACATTTCATTTGTAATTGTTGCTCTGTATCTTTCATAGCATCTTTGGTAATGCTACCAAACTTTTTTATATCTTTTTTAGCAACTTCATATTGGTATTCATCATGTATAGATGCAACTAACTTAGCATCTACTCCTGTAGATTGAATACGTTTATTCATATTGACTAGCCATAGTTTACATACTACTGCTCCTGCTCCTTGCAATAATGTATTTAATGCAGCATGTGGAGAACGTACATGTAATAGTCTACCATCAATACCTCTTATCTTACCTCGCATACCTGCTTTTGTAACACCATCTCTAACTCTTTTGAGAGCAGGCATATTAGATAAAAACCTGTCAATTAATTGTTGTCCTTCTTTTGCACCCTTCCCAACTATCTTACCTATTTTATTAGCACCTGCACCATACATAAAAGCATATATAAATGTCTTAGCTTGGTCTCTATCTGTAAGACCTGCCATTTTCATATTAGCTGTATGTATATCTCCTGTTAAAACTTCATCAGTAAAATTAGCATCATTCATAAGGTGTGCAAGACAACGTAATTCTAAACCACTTGCATCTGTTCCTACAATGGAATGAGTGTAAGGATTTTCAACAGTCCAACATTCCCTACACTCTTTACCATATGGAGAACGAACAGCAGGTATCTGAGCCATGTTAGGACTATGATGTGCCATACGACCTGTTACAGTCTTTAGAGTAAGAACTTTACCATGTACTCTATTATCTTTGTCATCACATGCTTCTATCCATGACTTGATTTGTGCTATTCTTTTCTGAAGTAACAAGTACCTAGAAATCTTTTTAGCTTCTGGTAAATTAATACCATCTAATACCTCTTCATTAACAATCACATTACCTTTATCTGTATGCTTTTTAGGTTTCCAACCTATCTCCATAAGTCTGTCAGCTATCTGCTGTCTAGAACCTATGTTAAAAGGTATGTATTTTATTTTTGTTTTTAAATCTTTTCTTGTTGGGTCAAATCTTATACGACCCCACTTTTCTAATTCGTTAGCTTCATCTCTTAAAGTATTGTATAAAGACATAGCTTTTCTAACATCAAGATAAAAGCCATTCTTTTCTTGTTGGTCTACAATAACTCTTACCTGATGCTCTAAATCAATAGAAGATTTAGAAAAACCCTGACCTTCTTTTTTCAAATGTTCATATAACTTATGTGTTATATCTACATCTTGTTGGCAATACTTTTTTAACTCATGTGTATATGTTGCAAAACTATTTATAGTTCCTTTAGGAAAGTTAAATCTATCTCCCCATGCTCCAAGACTATGCCCACCTTCTCGTAATGGATTAAACATTTGAGATAGTATTAATGTATCTGTTACTTGTGAAGGTTTAATTTCTACACCTAATAGTCTGTTTAACACAGGAGCATCAAAAGATAAACCATTATGCATTATATATTTATCAATATCTTTAGACCAATTTTTAAATACGTGCATATTACTTGGGTCAAATACTGTATATACATTTGTATCCATATTTTTAGCTACAATACAATTAATCACACTAGCATCTAGTTGGTCTGTTTCTATATCAAGAACAACTCTCACAATCTTTTTCCTCCTTTCCACACCAGTTACAAGGCTCACCTTTACCTGTAGCCATCATACTTTTTTCTTCATGACAATAATGTTCCCACAT